CTTTCGGTCAAGGTGGCGCGTTCGTTCGCGCCTTTGCAGTACTCAAAGATGACGAACCCGGCCGATTCGGTCGCACCGAGACAATAGAAAGTGTGAGAGCCAAAGCGCGAGGAGAGAAAGCCGCTCGTCACAGAAAAGGCAAAACAGTTGAGACTTTTATAAATCGGCGTGGTAAGAAACAAGCGCGGATGACTGCCCGAGACCCCGGTCGTCAGCGTGACTTAGGTCACTCTAAGCAACGAGTTCATTTTAATCCACGACAACAAACCGCGAGAAGAGCGCGCTCACCGCTATATCGCGGACCCAGTCACCCTCACTCTTCTAATCCCGACCCACGGCAGGCTGAACAGAAATTGTCCGGGCAAGCATCTTTTGCCCAAAACCCAAAATTAGGTTATGTCCCTCCAACTGAAACAATATCGCATTCATCACGAAAGCGTATAGGACAACCAAAGGTGACTCAACAACACAGGCCCGCTACTGCTGGCCCGAAGAGAATTACTCAACCAAAGCAACCTTCAACCCCGAAGGGTGCTGGATTCGGTACAGGACCCGCGTCCGCTCTCGCTATGAGCGAAGATGTGATGGAGATAAGCGACCTCTTACTCAAGTTTGGGTTCCCAAAAGCGAAATTGAGACAGGCTGATGTCGCTGAGTTCAAGAATATGCTACGCGAAGTCAAGCGTCTGCTCGCCGGTCTCAAGAAAGGATATGACGGTGAAGGTGAAGACGGCGAGAAACCGTCACCTAACGCTCACCGCAAACAAACTTCCGCCCCAACAGGGGCAACTGAGGTTGATGATGACTGGGGCGCTCCTCAAGACTGGGGCACGCACCCTTACGGGTTGTATATCGGGCGGAGAGGACAACCATGAGTATTCTCGTAAGAGACTCAAACTCTTTGCTCAAAGGTAAAGGTGTGGTTACAACTTTGCCCGATGGCAGTCAGCATTTTTTGTCCGGGGAGAATATGGCGCCGCCCGGTGTGGATTACAACCCGTTCTTTCACGACCCGACTACCGGCACTGTGCGTGATGATATAGAACACAAGTGGCCGTTGGAGGCTCTCGCGGAAAAAATGGCACGCGGGTATATCAAAAACGGTTACAAATTGATGGACCCACTTATGACCGCTAAGAAAATTATCAATCAAGGTCATGCTGGTTTTAATGGTAACCATCATGACTCCGCGCATCATCTACAACGAGCATTTCATGAAGAAACCGGTGAAATGAATCCAATTTATGCTACTTCTCACGCGTCTCCCGAATATCAGCATTCGCGGTTAGATACTCATGAGCGAAGAACTACTACCCCCGATGGGCAGCACATTAATTTTTGGGGGTCTGCCGCGCCACAAGGCGACCTCGGTCAGTTCGCTGAATCGGGCGCGGTTCATGCGTATCGTGAAATCCAAGAAGCGGAAAAGGCGGCCGGATTAGATTCGGGCGCGATTCGCGGCTCGCATATTGAACCCGGTAGTATGACGAACGGTCAAGTCTATCGTCATACATCGTTTGGTGCAGGTCCCGGCGCACAAGTACCGCGTGCGGTACAGGCTACTCAGAATCAGACGCGCCAATTAGATTCAGCCGACCCTGTCAAAATTATGTTCGGTGATGGGGGCAAACCTAAGTTGCCCGCAGCGTTCTTTGAGACAACAGGGACAGGTGGAGCGGAACCCAAAAAAGTAGCCGCGACATTGAGCAAGTATGGGATAAAGGACCCCGAATTACTCAACGCGATGAGCAAATCGGGTATTGGGCAACTACTTGCAGGCGGAAAACGCACTGGTGGCAAACTTGAGCGGTTAATGAATGAATTAGAAAAGCGTCTTGACATAGAAGGAGAGAATGCTGACCTATTTACACGAATACAGTCGCATATCCCGCGACCGACCGGCTGGACTGGTCGTGCGGCCAAAGCATCGGTGAATCTTGCAGCGATGATAGACCTCGCTGGCGAAATCGGTGATGACTTGTCTGATTTCGGGTCTTGGGACAAAGTTGCACCCGGTGTGGTTGAAGGATGGCAGCGTATCGCCCCTATGGTCGCTCAAGAGAGAGGCGGTAGCGGTGGAGCGCGTGATTGGGGTGCGGCTATACCCGAACAGGCCCATCAATCGGCTGCTACACCCCAAATGCCTGCGATTTCGGAAGGTCCGTCTCATTTTTCCGAACTAAGCCCAGTTAAGCCCCACGAACCAGCCCCGCTACCGGGTCCGCCAGCACGAGAACCCCCTATGGGGGAAATGGCCGGTATGCCGCCCCCTGTAGACCAAATGGCCGGTATGCGGCTCCCAATGCAAAGTAGGATGGCCTCAACTTTCACTCGTTCGGATGACCCAACAATGCGCATCTTACTCGCTATGGAAGAGGTACAACTCGCCTCAGCGCGTAAAGACGCGGAAATCCGCAAACATTTGCCCACAAAGCGCGATTTGAGCGTGGAAAACTTGTCAGATGTTAATTTGGTCGCTAATCGCCTCAATTTAACTTCAAATGATGTTATCGCGCTATATTCCGCCGGTGGAGACTGGGAACGCGTAGCGAAAACATTTCAAGTAACCCCCTCTGTGGTCGGCGCGGTGAAGGTGGTGTTCTCGTGAACGAGTGGGCCATTCTCAAATCCGAACTTGATGTATTAATGATATACGAAGAGGAGGCCGAAGCGGTCGCTCAAGTGATGTACAAGTGCAATTTCCCGTCAGAAGTTGAGCGCTGGGTTTGGGTTGGCGATTCTTTATTGAAAGAACTCCCGTTCGGTGCCGGTGGTCAACCGGTGCCGGGATGGGGTCAGTTTGATGGTCAAGACCAGCAAGGTCAGCAAGGACAGGAGCCGTGGCAGCATCCTTCGGCGAGAGCCGATGCGCAGTTACAGCAAGGTTTGCAGCAACCTCAAAACACATTCACAAATCAACCGCAGGGAGTTCAGACCCGAATGACCCCCAGTTTGGCTTCAAGGTTCAAACCGTGGGGAACAAGGACCGAAGTGCAAGGACCGGGTTGGGAAACAGGGCCGGGTACGCAACAATTTCATCAAGCGAATGTAAAAGGAGGGCACGGCCCTCAAGAATATCACGATTGGGTCAACGAGCAATACGGCGAGCCTCAAGACGGCGTAGGACAACGAATGGGGCGAGCACTCGGCCGATTCGGTACATGGGCCGGAGACAAAGCAAAAGACGCGTGGGGTGGAGCAAAGAATCTCGGGCGCAAAACCGCGAGAGGCTTCGCTGGTGCAGGCACATACATTGACGAGATGGGTGGTAGCATGGGGCGAGGTTTAACTGGCGTGTGGGACGCTTTCGGTAACGCGCGGAAAAAAGCGAGCCAAACCATGTCAGATAGAGCACAGATTCAAGGTGGTCATGCTACTGCCGAGGAAATCCAACAGGAAAGAGACAAAGACCGAAGAGAAGAATTACAAGGTCAACAGAAAACTTTAGCAGACGAAATCGCAGCAATTGGTGGTGGGCACGGTACTGGAGCCGGTGCTCCGCGCGGCGTTCCGCAACGACCGGAAATACCCCCAGCACCACTGCTGGATAACTTAGGAGGTCAAATCGCACCGTCACCGGGAGCAGAAGAACAACCACCAGCGCCAGCACCTTTGCCACCAGTGGCACCGGATGCTACACCAGCACCTTTACCACCAGTGGCACCAACAGGAGATGTGAAGGTGACCCCACCTCAAGCAGCACAAACATCACCCCACGAAGCGGGGATGGCAGCGGCAGGGATGGGAGATATGGGGCCAGCGACACGAAGGAGATTTGAAGCGGGAGGCCCCGATTTACGAGCGGAAGGCTCCCCAACTACTCTTGAAGGTTTGAGTGATGAACAACTTGCGCAGGTTCAACAACAACAAGGTACCGTTGATGATATGTTAGCCGGTAATCCGTGGAGTCGCGAACAGCACCATTCAGCCAATCAAGGACCGAGTTCTGCTTTTAGTGAAAAGTCGTATAATCAGTTGGCTGCCAAAAACAGGCCCCCCGAAGGACAGAATGTGTTTGACGCTACTACACCACTACCACCGGTTGCCGGTAAAAAAGAAGACGAGCCGCCATTACCACCCGAATACGATAGTGAAGGAAGAGGTTATAGTGACCTCTCCCGCAAAGAATACGATTTATTGACTTCGTCCGATTCATTCACGCACGCGTGGGATTACTTACTCAAGGGTGCGTGATGTTGTGTGCCCGACTTTGATGACCCAATTCTTGAGATAGACTGGGAAATGAGCAAAAAGGATTTCACTTTCTTTTTCCAAGATATTCTCGGGTGGCAACTTTCTCACCATCACGCGCAGTGGGTGGATAACCTAAACGCGCACGACAGATACTGTGTCAAAGCGGCACGAGACCACGGTAAATCCGTCCTGTTCCTCTCATACCTGTTGTGGAATGTAGCATTCAAACCGCGAACTGACGCTATCATTTTCTCTCACTCGTTAGACCAAACTATACGCCACATGCGATTCATAGACGAAATGATACAGATGACCCCGATTCTGCGACACCTGCGCTCAAAAGACGCGTGGGCGAAAACCTACTTCGGGTTCACCAACGGGTCGCGTATCACCGCTAAGTCGGTCGGTGGTGCTGTGCGTGGTGCTCACCCCGACATCATTCTTTGTGACGATATTCTGTGGGGAACAACCGACACCGAATTGAAAAAAGTGGCAACTTGGTTCTACGAAGTTATGGTCCCCACTCTCCACCATACTGCTAAACTCATGATTGTCGGGACGCCGTTCACGCCTACTGACCTTTACACTGAACTTGAGAGTAAGGACGGGTATCTCGTTGAGACATTCCCTGCAATAAATGAGAGAGGCGAATGCCTGTGGCCGGAACGCTGGGATTTGGAAGCGCTTGATGCGCGCCGAAAGGACATGCCGGCAGTAGCCTTCACTCGTGAATACCTGTGCGAGCCGATTGATGACGCGAGCAGCCTGTTCCCGACAGCGATTCTGCAACCGTGTCGCGATAATGGCTTATGTCTCATAAACCGGCGACCCGAAGGTGACGATGAAGCGCAGTATTTTATTGGCTGGGACCCGGCGATTTCTTCTGAGCGTAGCGCGGATTATACCGTGATGGTTGTTCTGCGGCGACCCGAAGACTCGCCTATCCTTGAAATCGTGCATTATATCCGTAGGAAGGGTATGGATTTCCGTACGCAGATTATGGAGATACAGCGCCTTAACTCCAAGTTCCGGCCGGAAGTGATTGAACTTGAGGCCAACCACTTTCAGCGCGTTTTCGCCACAGAACTACGGGCGAATACAGACCTACCAATCAAGACTTTCATCTCCTCAAAGACCAAGCGCGAGTCAATGCTTATGGGTCTCGTTTTGAAGTACGAGCGCGAGCAGATGAAAATGCCGTACGCTGATGAAGACAGCCGGGAAATGACGCATATTGCTGAAAACGAATTGATTATGTTTGGCATGTCCCGCACCGGTAGACTTGAATCTATAGGCCGGCACGATGACTTCGTAGTCGCGCTTGCGCTTGCGCATTGGGCGACCACGGAGTTCCGAGAGCGACTCATAGATTTGGACGAAATAATGCCGGGGATGATTGACTAATGTGGGGCAGTACACTAATCGGTGACGATTATGATTCGCCCGTAGAGGGGCTACCACCCGAACTGCTCACTATCGTCAAGGATTTGGCACAGCATCCCGATTTTATCAAAAACACAGTAACGCCCGGCGCTATCGGGGACGGTGAAGCGGCCAAAACCGGTGGTCATGGTACGCTTCAACCTAAATCCCCCGAAGGGTTAGCAGACCCTCGTGGTGAAGAAAAGCGCCGTAAGCGTCTGATGGAGACCGCCGGTGCTCTCGGCACCGCTGCTCCGACCGACCAAATCCAAATGTCGTTCCCTGCATCCGGCAACGGGTGGTTTGATACCTATTTCGGTAAAGGGGCCGAAGGGATTGTCAAAGATTTGCGTAACGC